TAACTGAACCACACCATAAAAGTGTGGTTAGATATTTGGAGACTGGTGTAGCTAATATATATGGTTCTTTTGCTGGGTTTCGACCCAAACCCAAGAGTCGTGTGTGTGAAACACCTATGGCTGATATTATGTGCGATCATTTTGATTATAAGATCAAATATGGCGCACCTGTTATGTCAGGCTGGGAACCTTGGCGGAAAAATATTGTACAAATGGTTAAACCAAATGTGACGCATGATCGCGTCGTGTTACAACATTGTGTACATCAGTTTGCAAAGGATATTTTGGAGGGTTTACCTCAAGATTGGGAAAAAGAACTCATATTTTTATCTACGCGTGCTAGTATTAATGGTTTACCTGGAGTGAAATTTGTAGATCGTCTAAATGTTAGTACATCTATGGGTTTTCCTTGGGCATGTAGTAAAAAGAAGTTTTTGCATACTGATCCAGATGAATTTTATCCGGAAGGCGTATCTTTTTCACCTGAAATTTTAGAACGTGTTGATATTATTTTGGGTAAATACGCAAAAGGTGAACGAGCTTATCCAGTTTATACTGGACATTTGAAAGACGAGGCCACTTCTTTTACAAAAATTGAAAATAAGAAAACTCGACTTTTTACAGGAGCTCCTGTTGATTGGAGTTTAGTCGTTCGTTCTCGTTTATTGACTTTTGTTAGATTGGTTCAGAAAAATAAATTTGTTTTTGAAGCTGGACCAGGTACTGTTTGTCAATCTACTGAGTGGGGTCAAGTGCATGATTATTTGACAGAATTTGGTGCTGACCGCATCATTGCCGGTGATTATGCTTGGTTTGATAAAACCATGATCGCTGATTTCATTCTTGCTGCTTTTCAAGTAATTGCGCACATATATGAAGCAGCGGGTTTCGAACCAGACGAAGTCCGCGAAATTATGTGTATAGGTGAGGATGTGGCATTTCCAGTAGTCAGTGTTAATGCCGATTTAATTGAATTTTTTGGTACTAATCCTTCAGGACATCCTTTGACTGTTATTATTAATTCAATTGTTAACAGTCTTTATATGAGATATTGTTATACCATGTTGAATCCAAAATTTACATGCGTTAGTTTTAAATCAAATGTGCATTTATTTACGTATGGTGATGATAATATTATGGGTGTTTCTGTAAGAGCAGATTGGTTTAATCATACTGCTGTTCAATCCGTTTTGATAAAGATTGGTGTAACGTACACCATGGCAGATAAAGAGTCAGAATCTGTACCCTATATTTCCATTGGTGAATGTCAATTTTTGAAACGCAAATGGCGTTATGATGAAGATGTTAAAGCTTGGCTTTGTCCTTTAGAGGAACAATCAATTCACAAGTCACTCACTACGTGGGTGCCTTCAAAGACAATCGATAAATATGCGCAAATGGTTGCGGTAATATCGAGTGCAAATTCCGAATATTTCTTTTATGGTAAAGAAATTTTCGAACACCATCATAGATTTTTCAGAAATGTTCTTACACAAGAACCATTTGATAAATATGTGACGGATACAACTCTCCCAGGGTGGGATGATCTAGTCGATAGATTCTGGCGAGCATCGAAAGATGTATCCCCCACGCAGGTTGGGTCTTGGCCGATCTCTCCTGTTGAACATAGGTCACAAAAAAGTAATAATAATGATAATAAAGAAAGTGTTGAGGTGGTCACCGGAAGTACCACCACTTGTCTTATGGGAAAGGATATCCCATTTGAACATTTTAGTAAGAATCCCCAATATTTTGAACTTCAATCTGCGACTTTTGAAGAAGCAGAAAGTGTCATTACCAGTGAAGCTATAGGTAGCTCCACTACTGTTGAACAAACAGTTACTTTTATTGATAATGAGGGTGGTGTATGTGTTGACGCTCCGTCAAGCACAAACAATGTCGCTCTTGTTGATGGGACTGAAGACATTGGACTTGGAAGTTTTCTTTCACGTCCAACACTTATTCGGTCCATAACATGGACTACTTCAAGTCCAATCACTATTTTAGATACCATTAAACCGTGGCATTTATTTTTGAATAACACACAAATTAAAAAGAAGATTGATAATTACGCTTTTTTGCGTGGTAATCTTCATATTAAAGTTATTTTAAATGGAACGCCATTTCAATATGGTATGATGCGAATGTGTTATTCGCCTCTTTTGGGTTTTGTAGGGGATAAAATTATCCCTACTTTCCCAATAAATCCAA